AGGTTCAGGTGAATTATGTTTAACAATTATTGGTGGTTCATCATCAAGTCTTTATAACTTGGCAACAGTTGTAACAGGTCCTTGGCAAAATTGTATCGAGTGTTTAACAAATGCCACTCCAACACCTACACCAACAAATACCAAAACTCCTACACCTACACCGTCTAACACTACAACAACAACTCCAACTCCAACTAAAACACCAACACAGACCGCAACTCAAACAGTAACACCTTCAAATACACCATCAACAACACCGGCACAAACTTCAACACCAACTCCAACAAAAACTCCAACTAACACACCTACTAAAACACCAACACCAACACCATCAATTACAGCATCTAACACACCTACACCAACTGTTACAAATAGTAACACACCCACACCATCAACAACTGCTGACGTAACACCGTCACCAACAACAACAAACACCGCAACTCCAACACCAACTCCAACTCCATTTGGTTTTGGTTTAGATGTTAACGACCAATATGCGTATACTGCGGATATTTTAGGAAGCTTTAGTGGTGGTACTTGGGAGTCACCGCCATTCCCCGACCAACCTCCTCACCCAGTTGATTGGAACCCACAAAATAAAAAGGGTGTTGTTATAGATTTAAGTGCTATTAGAATCGGAGGATTCGATGGAATTAACAGCTAAAAATGAAAATTAAATAAATAAAACTATGTCAAAACTAAAACCTATCGGTAGTGAAAAGTTACAAGGAACTGATAAAATAAAAAGAATTATGGAGATTGCTAAATACAATACTCCTAACAGTACCTTGACTGAATCAACACAAGATTATTCTATTAACTTAGTTGATGGAATGACTTATCACATTGTTAAAGAAAAACAAGGTTATATTATTAAAAAAGGACTAACTGAGTCTACGTCTGATTATATTGAGCCAATGAAGAATAGAAAATATTATTCTTCATATTCACAAGCTTTGAAAAGACTAAACTTAGTTATCAAAGAAGTTAACACTTTAAATGGTAATGATGAAGGTACTGAATTGTTTGGTGAACAAAAAAAGTTTGTTTTCAAAACTAAAAAGGCTGAGGTAGATGTACCGGCAGCTCCTTCAGTTCCTGCTGAACCACCTATGGTTCCTGAACCAGCTTTACCAGCAGCACCTGCTGACGATGTTCCAATGGATGATATGCCCGCAGATGATATGGCGGGAGAAGATTTACCACCAATGGATGATGAAATGGAGGTTGACGCTGAGATGGATGTTGAAGAGCCTGCTGACGACGAGGAGGTTACATTCAAGACAATCCAAAAATTAACTGGTAAGTTAACTCAAAAAATGAGAACTTTTGATAACGCTGAAGGTATGACTTCTGAAGACATCAAATACGTTATCAATATGGTTTTATCTGCAGTTGATTTAACAGAACTAAGTGAAGAAGACTTGGAAGACATTATGTCCAAACTTGAGGGTGCCGAAGAAGAAGGTGCTGATATGGGTATGGAAGATGAAATTGATGTTGAAGAACCTGCAATGGGGGATGATATGGAAGGTGAGGTAGAAATTGAAGAACCTACAGAATCATATTCATTTGAAAATGCGATGTCTGAATCTAAAATTGACAAAGTTTTAAGTAAGTATTTTGAAGTTTCTGACTCTGAAGTTAAACAATCTAAATTGATGTATGAGTCAAGAAAGAATGAGGTTAAGACTAACGCCAAAAAAAGTGTTACTCAAATCGAAAGATTGTCTGAAACTATCGAACAAGAACTTTCAGCTAAGAAATTTTTAGAAGAAAATAATTTTTATAATTTTATAGGAAAAACAAACAAGAATAACTTGGTGTTTGAATATAAAAATAAACAAGTTAGAATATCTGAAGAAGGTCTATTGTTATGAGTTATCTAATTTATGTGAATGGACTTGGTCCTGACTATAAAGGTGATAATTTATACGAGTTTATTTTTTCTGATACTTTAAACGTTGAGGGAGATTCTTGGGATAGTTCACCAGCAAATGGTTATCCCTCTCCACCAAACTTAGAGTTTATCAAAAAAGTAGGTGTTCTTAAAGGTACTGATACAAAATTTGAACTAATCCAAAACTCAGATTATTTCTCAATGCACGATTCAGTTGACGGAGTAATTGCATTGGCTTGGGAAGTAGATTATTTGGGTGATACAAGATTAGTTTTTTCTTTTGGTGAAGAAGAGACTTCAGTAAAAGATAAACTTTATGAAAAAGATTTAATTCTTGCATTTGAAAAAGAATTTGTTTATGAAAACTAATAAAAAAGCTCTCAAGTTAATTGAAATGGGACTTAGTCCTAAAACAGTTCTTAATTTACAAGAATCTGAAATTACTACATTATTTAAAAAATTCGGGTTATCTGAACAGGGACTTGTTGTTGTTAAAAAGGGTACTGACCCTACAGAAATCAAAAAGATGACCTCGCAAGGAATCAATGTTAAAGTTGAAACTGAAATGACTGAAGACGAAGAGGACCCTATGGATTTTGAAAAAGGTGCAAGGACTCAAGACCCACATCAAGTAGGGCCATCTACCGATGACGGATATAATGATTATGGCGACGGAATGCCAACCGAAAGTCAAATGACTGAAGGAAATAAAAAAACAAAAGATAACGCTTGGGCTATTTGTACATCACAATTAGGGAAACAATTTAAAACAACTGAAAGAAGTGAGTGGAGTGCAAAACAAAAGAACAAGTATGAAAGGTGTGTTAAAGATGTAAAACAATCTTTGAAAGAAGGAAAAGACCCTTACATTTCTTTAATTGAAAAAGAAATTGTATCTTTGGTGGAGAGAAATCTACAACCAAAAATGACAAAAGGAGATTTTATGAAAATGTTATCTGAACAACCAACAACCGCACCTACAAAACCGGATGTTAAACCTGGTGTTAAACCTGGTACAAAACCAAGAACAAGACCTGCTCACCCAGGAAAAAACCCTAATCCGGGTGAAAATCCTGCACCTAAAGCATCTGACAAAGAGAAAGCTAAAGAGGATGTTATCCAAGTAATTATGAAACTTTTGAAAAATGGCAAATAAGAGAATTAAAGAACAGATTGATTATGGGAATTACCCTGAAAGAATGGACCCAAGTCTTGAAAGAAAACTTGGTGACCCTGAAAGTCCATATGCAAAAAATCCTGCATTAAGACGTTCTGAAAAAGACGTTCAAAAACTCGTTACTAACCGTTTTAAACAAGTTGTTGATAAATTACGTACAGTTACAGGTAAAGATACTTTGGTAACTCCACGTAACTTATTTCAAATGTTACAAGCAGAGTCATTTAGAATGGTTCCTCAAGTTTGGAGAATAGAACAACAACATATTGATGAGTTAAAAAACTTAGCCCTACAAGCGTGTCTTGAGGAGTCTGAAATGCCAATGGATTGGTTTAACTTCGATTTACACTTAGGTGAACAAATCAATGTGAATAACTTCCGTATGGAGGCCGAAGAAATTGATGATGAGGTTGAAGAAGAAATTGAGCAAAAATTAGAAATGTCTTCTTTCGATGCAGATGTAATGACTGATGAAGAATTACTTGAACTTGAAACTCACAAAAGAAACATCATCAATGCTGTTATTCAAGGGGCGGCTAAAAAAGGTCACTATATTTTCCAAAAACCATCTGTAAGAAGAGCACTTAACGCTATCAACCCACAACTATACGATGCATATTTGTTAATTATGTCTGTAAATGACTTTAACTACTTTACAGATGAAAGAGCTATCGAAATGATGAGTCAAACAGGACAAGGTGTTGGTGGAAAAGTTGAATTACAAGATAATAGTGATGATGATGGTGGTGGAGATGAAGGTGGTGAAGAAAAACCTGATACTACAATCTCGGCTTGGGGTATGTTATTCCCAATCCTTTGTCACGAAATTTTAAAAGGTCTTGAAGAAGCTAAAGGTCGTTATGGATTACCACAAGACCCTGTTATGAGAGAAAAAGTTTTGGGTCAAACTGATACACTTCCTATGGAGGCGTGGTCATTAAGAATTGGTCCTCAAGTTATTGAAAAGATAAGATTTTCACTCCCTGATGAAGTATTTGAGGAGGAGAATAAAGGTATCATAAACTGGTTCCAAATGGAACTTTACAAACTTCCTGCTGACGAATTCCTTAGACTTATTGGAGATGTAATTTCAGAGGATAAAGACAGAAATAAGAAAGCCACTGATAAATTCCGTGATTTGATGAACACTGCCTTCAAAGTAAAAGAAGAATACGAAAGTTACGATGAAAATGAAGATGGTGGTTCAGATGACAATGACGATGATGATTTTGATGATTTCTTAGCAGGACTTGGCTTAAGCCGTCCTAAATAATGAGTTTAACAAAAGAACAAGTTTTAATAGAGTATAAGAAGTGTATGAAAAGCACTCCTTATGCTCTTAAAACATATCTACAAACATACGATAACACAGTATCAAAGTATGTTCCCTTAGAATTATTTAAAGACCAAGTAACACTTGTCAACGATTACGAAATGTACAATGAAAACATTGCATTGAAATATCGTCAGGCGGGTGTATCTACGGTTACTGCAGGTTGGGCAAGTAAACGATTAGCGTTTGCTCGAAAAGAAAAACCTGAAAAGATTCTTATTATTGCCAATAAATTAGAAACATCTGTAGAATTTGCTAATAAAATTAGAGCTTTTACGGAACAATGGCCGAACTGGGTTGGTATTGGGTTCTCAGGTGAAAAAAACTCTGCCAGACACTTTAAATTAACTAATGGGTGTGAAGTTAAGGCGGTTGCCACATCTAAAGATGCCTTACGTGGTTATACCCCCACGATATTAATATTTGACGAGGCGGCGTTTATTGAAGCTGACAGTGATTTTTGGGCGGCTTGTATGGCCTCACTATCTACGGGTGGTAAAGTTGTTGTAATATCAACACCTAACGGATACGACCCGATTTACTACGAAATTTACGACCAAGCACAAAGAGGTATGAACGACTTCAAAATCACGCCAATGTATTGGTTCCGTGACCCTCGTTATACCAAAGATTTGTATATGGTTAAATGTGAGGATATTGTTCATTATTTGTTAAATAAGGAAGAATACCCCAAAGACGTTGTATCACAATTACCCGATGAAAATCCATACGACAGAGATATTGAACTAATTCAAACATATATGGAACAAGGATATAAACCTTGTTCAAGTTGGTTTGAGAGTATGGTTAAAAAACTCAAATACGACAAACGAAAAGTTGCTCAGGAATTGGAATGTAATTTCTTGGGTTCAGGTGATAACGTATTTGATTCTTTATTAACCCAAAAAATTTCTGAGAATGATGTAAAAGAACCAACAGCCAAATTAATGGGTAACCAACTTTGGATATGGAAAGAACCTGAAAATAATCACAAATATGTGATGGGTGTTGATGTATCAAGGGGAGATTCAGAAGACTTCTCGTGTATTGAAATCATTGATTTTGACTCAAGAGAACAGGTTTTAGAATTTGTTGGTAAAATACCACCCGATGTATTAGCAGAGATTGCGTACAAGTGGGGAACAATGTATAATGCTTTATGTATTGTTGACTTAACGGGGGGTATGGGTGTCGCAACATCAAGAAGATTACAAGAATTAGGATATAAGAATTTCTATTTTGATGGTGTTGATTTAACCAACAAATGGAAATATGACCCTAAACAAAATGAAAAAATACCTGGAATTAATTTTAACTCAAAAAGGGTTCAAATTATCGCGTCATTTGAGGAGGCAATAAGACACGATTTTAAAGTTAGGTCAAGTAGATTATTGGGTGAGATGGGAACATTTGTCTACATAAATGGTAGACCTGACCACCAAAGAGGGCATCACGATGATTGTATTATGTCAATTTCAATGGCGTTGTATGCTGCTGAAGCGGCGTTCCCTTCATTGACTAAGGTGGTTAATCACACTAAAGCAATGATTGATTCTTGGTCCACAACTGTAAATGAACATAAAGATAGTTCACAATATTTTAATCCGTCAATACCACAATTTCCGAATCAACAACAACATAGTAGGAATTATGAACCCTCTAAAAATGATTATGAGAAATATAAATGGCTGTTTGGTTCTCGGTAGTATTTATATTCAGACTAGTTTGAATAATTTTATAGAGTATGGCAGAAAATAAGCAATTTACAGTTTGGCAAAGATTAGGTAGAGCCTTAGGTCCTGACGCGTTAATGAATCAGGATTTTCCTGTATTTAAGTTTGATAAAAAAGAACTTTTAAGAACTACCGATAAAGCCGAATATGAAAAGGAAAAACTCCAAGCAAGACAAACCGCTTACTTGGCAGGACAATTTGCTAAGGTAGAGAATAATTTATACACTCAAGCAGTATACTACCAACCAAATAGATTATCATCTTATTATGACTATGAGTCTATGGAGTATACTCCAGAAATTTCTGCAGCCTTAGACATTTACGCTGAAGAATCTACAACACCTAATGAAGATGGTTTTGTATTACAGATTTATTCAGAATCAAAAAGGATTAAATCTGTATTAGCGGATTTATTTAATAATAACTTAGATATTAACACTAACTTACCTATGTGGACTAGAAACACTTGTAAGTATGGTGACAATTTTGTTTATCTAAGATTGGACCCTGAAAAGGGTGTTGTTGGTTGTGTTCAGTTACCAAACATTGAAGTTGAAAGGGTTGAAAGTGGACTTATGGATGGTTCAGTATCTCCAAACATAGGTAACGATTACACTAAAAATAAAGGATTGAAATTCTATTGGAAAGAAAAGAATATGGAATTCCAACCTTGGGAAATTGCTCACTTTAGATTATTGGGTGATGACCGTAAATTGCCGTATGGTACATCTATGTTGGAAAAGTCCCGTAGAATTTGGAAACAACTTCTATTATCGGAGGACGCGATGTTGATATACCGTACTTCAAGAGCCCCTGAACGTAGGGTCTTCAAAGTATATGTCGGAAATATGAACGACGATGATGTTGAGGCTTACGTACAACGTGTTGCCAACAAGTTTAAAAGAGAACAAATTGTTGATTCTAAAACAGGTAACGTAGATATGAGATTTAACCAAATGGCGGTTGACCAAGATTATTTTATTCCTGTAAGAGACCCTGCAGCGCCAAGTCCAATTGACACATTACCTGGTGCACAGAACTTATCTGAAATTGCAGATATTGAATATATTCAAAAGAAACTTGTTACAGCACTTCGTATACCAAAAGCATTTTTAGGATTTGAAGAAACCGTAGGTGATGGTAAAAGCTTGGCACTGATGGATATCAGATTTGCAAGAACCATTAATAGAATTCAAAAATCTATGGTTCAAGAAATGAATAAAATTGCAATTATTCACTTGTTCCTTTTAGGTTTTGAAGAAGAGATATCTAATTTTGAATTGGGATTAACAAACCCATCAACACAAGCAGACCTTCTTAAGATTGACATTTGGAAAGAAAAAATGTTATTGTATAAAGATATGGTTACTGACCCAGGAAATGGTATTCAACCAACCTCATCAACTTGGGCCAAAAAACATATATTCCAATGGTCTGATGAAGAAATTAGAGTTGACCTACTACAACAAAGACTTGAAAAGGCTGTGGGTGAAGAGCTTAAAAATACACCAACAGTTATTTCTAAAACAGGTATCTTTGATACAATTGATAAACTTTATGGTAACAAACAAGGTAATCTACCAGCAACAGGTCAAGAACCCGCAGGCGAGACTACAACGCCACCTCCAGGTGAAGATATATTCGCAGGTGGAGGCGGTGGTTTTGAGACCGCGCCAGAAGCGGGTGGAGAGGTTCCTCCACCACCGGCACCTGAAGCTGGCGCGCCAGAGTTAGCACCAGAATCCAAAATGGATAGAGATATGAATATCCTTTTAGAGAGTGATATGTATGGTAACAAATTTTTAGATTTAGGTGTTGGACAACAAAGTTTAGGAAAAATGGGTGAAGAACTTGATAAGTTGCTGAATTCGTAATATTTATATGAAAACCCCTAAAAATGACATTTGGACAAATAAAATCGGCAATTGAAAAGAGTCTTGTAGAATCCTACAAGAACCAATCAGACTTTAAAAAAACTTTAAGAGAATTCAAACACAATATTCTTGAAAATAAATCATTTTCAAAATTATATTCTATCTACGATGACCTTTATAAACCACAAGGATTATCTAAAGAAGATGCTGAGTTATTCTTAAATGAAGGTATTGAGATTGTTAGACATTTGGTTACCAAAACTCAGTTACCAAATGGGGTTGGGGTATCTGAAAACGTATATTCAGATTTGGATAATTTAGTTTATTTCAAAAACGTAAATCTATCTGAAAGAGTATTGTCCAAAAAACGTATCATAGAAACTTTAATGAAGAACAAAACTAACGTGAGTGAAACTGTAAAAATTCCATTAAAGTCTATGGTCAATATTGCCAATCAAACAGTTCAATCATATTTGGAAACATTAGACGAATCTACAAAAGTAGAAGTCTTTCATTTAATGGCAACATCTAAAGATGATTTAGAAAAAGAATTCCAAACAATTAAAGAATCTACAATAGAGAGACTAGTTGTCATTTCAGAAAAAGAATCTGAAAAAGATATGAAAACTAAGTTAAATGAAACTATTGAAAAGATTAAATCTGAGAATTTTGATTTAATGAATTATATCAGATTAAAACAATTGAAGGATTCTATTCACCAAGAGTCCTAAGATATTGTTTGTGTTTGGCGGATTCCTTCTGACTTCTCTTAACTACAGATTTCTTTTTAAATTCTTTCAATTCAACTAATCTTTGCATTTGTTTTGTTCTAATAACTTTGGATTTCAAAGTCTTTAGGGCTTTTTCAATATTTGAGTCTACTTTTACTATTAACATATATTATTAAATATGTTTGTTTTGTTGATAATTTTTTAGTATATTTTAAAAAAATAAACGAGACAATAATAGTTGACCTTAATGAAAAAGGGCAAAACAATTACTCTAAATCAATACGACAGTATTAAAAGCTTTTACGGGACAGTTGACGCTAAAGAACTAAAATCAATTTATTTGAATATTCAAACTTGGGTAACCCCAATAAATGAAGATGATAATTGGAATAGGATAGTGTCCATTATGTCAAGAGAGGTAAAACATTCAGTTTTACATTCAATAAACACAGAATTATTCAAACAACATTTTATTGTAGATTTAGACTTAAGAACAAGTGGTATTAGATACAATAAAAAATCATTTATGAATCTTGAAATTAACCTTTTTACCAAACAAGACGGGGATTTCAAATGTAATGAAATTAAAGATTCAGTCAAAAAAATCCTTAAAAGAGTCTATAAGGATAACATTTTAAATAACAATCATTTTAACTTTTCCTCCACCAAAAACTCAGATTTACTCCAAACAATCTATTAATGTATATTTATTTGAAAAAGAATAGATGAAAAATTATTCAGTACTTGGAGCAGGCCAAACAGGAAAAGGAATTCTTATTGAAATGGATGCGGGATATATCTCCCCAACTGACCGTCTCAATGAAGCTATAATGAGGGAACAAAAAGAACTTGATTATAGAAATCCTTTTGAGTTTTACGCCGTTTTACAAAAATATGGTGTACCAAATAGAAATGGTAGAGTTTATCCTGAAAGGATTTTAAAAAGAGAAGCTGAGAGATATAAGACAGCAATTAAGAAAGGTTTATCAACATCTGAATTAAATCACCCTGAATCATCACTTATCGATTTAGATAGAGTTGCGCATATTATTACTGATATATGGTGGGACAATAATATTTTGATGGGTAAGCTAAAATTATTGACATCACCAGGTTTCCACGAAAGAGGTATCGTATCTACAAAAGGAGATATTGCTGCCAATCTAATGAGACAAGGTGTTACTATGGGTGTTTCAT